AATAATGCAATTCCACGGTAAAATTACTGGAAGGCGTCGGCGCCACGATAAAACTGTCCTCATCAAACTGTGCGTAGTAACCAGGACCTCCGGTGGTGGCTTCCGCGGGCGTGTAATCCCTGATGAAACTGACGTGTTTGAGTAGCAGGTAATTGTAATTACTGCTGGCATCAATATAAGCGAGACTAAAGGGTGCCAGATAATCCGTCGGCATTCCCAGATAGGGACTGTCAGCGGTTAAAGTTCCAGTCACATTTTTTCTGAACCCCAGCAGCTCCACTTCCTTGAGGATACGCTCTTCCGCTTGCTGAATAAAAGTATCTAAAGTGCTGGTGAACGTGGTTTCGTCGTTCTCCATATAATTCTGGATAGCCGTCTTTAATTGACTGTAAGTAAAAGCCATCAGTCACCTGCCGCCGTTATGGTACCGACCTCACCCGTGGCTTTCACGCCTGTCCACTCAGAACCGATGGAATTTCCCGTTACCGTCGTCATTTGGTTTGGATCTACGGTACGTACTACGCCTTGACCCGTTTCAATACCCAAAACTGGGCGCGGTTCATAAATAGCCTGGGCGTCGGCGACGTGTGGGACGGGTTCCAGTTGCGGACTTTTGGGTTCGTAACATTCAGCACAAACCTTAAATCCGGTCCATTCTTTTTTTAATTGATGATACTTGAATTCAAAGCCACAGCGATCGCAAATAGCGATTGCAAATCTACCTGATGCATAAGCCATTTCAATACCCGAATGACCTCATATTCGGCGACACCTGAAAAGGCGCACGGCTTTCATCCTGATCGGCTGCCCGCGAAAATTCTTCATCGTAAATAATTTTTAATGCCGGCGTTCTGTCGGGTGCGCGTTTCATCGACATGTAATACGCGAGTCCCGCCGCTAAAGCGGGATAAAAGCGAAACGGCATATCCACGGTATTGGCACTCGTATCCGCATCTTCAATGCGAATCAGGCGATTCATATAAATTTTATCACTGCCATTTTCCGAAGCCGGCCAGATATATAGACGTGGCGTCACGGTTTTATCCAAAAACCATTGCGTCGGTCGCGCCTGCGTGTCCTTATTGGGAATGTTCCAGTATTCAGCACGTGAAATCTGATTCATCTGAATGTCGGTATCACTGCCGCTGATAGTACGCCGGACAATTACATCGAGGACATCAATGGTGTAAGCATCGAGATCTTGATAAGTTTGTCCCAACGTCAAGGTGAAGTTAGTATTTTGCACGGTCCACTGATTGAGACCGCGATTTGCCCAATCTGCCATCAATAGGTTCAGAGAACGACGCGCTGTGATACCGTCATAAGCCGTACGGTATTCGAGACCACAGCGCTCGTAAGCCTCTTCGATGTATTCCGCTACATCAGGTTCAAAATCACGTGATCCAGAGGTGGCCATCAATAACTCCCCTTAATGGGTTTTTTTTTAGCTTTACCTTTTTTGTAAGCCTTGGATTCATAATCACCGCGAGCGGTAATACCGCCTTTTTCACCGCGTTGATAACGTCTTCTTTCAGTGGCTCCTGGCATCTTACCCTCCCTTGTGCATTTTCATTAAAGTAGCCGCCAAATTGGCTTGTTTGACAGTGGTGGAATCATATTTTTTAGGATTACGTTGAACAGCTCTGACGAACTGTTTAGTAGTCTTTCCACGATTCTTCGCCTTGCGGCTGAAAGCCCCAGGACGTTTAATCGCTTTTTGAATCCACTTTTTGTCTTCAGTCATTTCTAGCCGCCATCGGTTGTAAATGCCGTCATTCGAGTCACGTTACTCAATACCGCGTGCAATCCAGTTTTAAATAGCACTCCCGCATCGGGAATAGCTAAACTCTGGTTAGTACCCGCTTCAACTCCAAATACTAGGACCGCCGTACCCGTTGCCGAAGTATTGTCGTAAACAGTTATCGTACCGTCAGAACCTCCACCTTCAGCGGTAAAACCCTTGAGTCGGGTTCTGCCCGTGTAGATGGTTGCGGTAGTTGCGGTCGAATGCGCATTAACGTCATTACCCGTAAGGCGCAACGTACCTTGTGTAACTCTTCTACGGCCTTCTAAATTAGCCATCAGTTACCTCCTAACTATTTTCGCCAGCGCTTCTTTTCTTAGCTGCCCAAACGTAATCGATTGTCATGGTCTTAGCTGCCGTCGCTCCATTTTGAATACAAATAGTCGGAGCTAAGTTGGCATCCGGAGCATTCGTAGTTACCGATGTACCCGAATCCACGCCATCTACATAGTAGTGGAACAGACCGTCGTTGGAATTATAAGCAAACGCTAATTCCACATTGGTGGCATCCGCTAAAGTAGCCACGCCCGTAGCGGTAGTAAACGTACCATCGTTACCGACGCCAAAACTAACGGACGTAGTGCCATCAGCCTTAGTAAAGTAAACCGCATCATTGGTCCCATCGATGACGGTAGTGTCAATGTTGGCTAACCCTACGGCAATATCACTCTGGGTCGCATCATTGACTTTAAACCTAATTCCAAAGAACAAATCTTTGGAGGCTTCGTAAGTGAAAGTACCTATGGTCAATTGCATTTCAGTGCTGTCGTTATCAGCTGCTGCATTGGTTATTAAAAGTAAACCACCGTCTCCCGATGTCAATGCTTGCGTCGCGCTACCCTGCTCTGTAACAGTCCAGTGGCCTGCGGTATAAGTATCGAAGTCATCGAAATATTGATGATTAAAGATAGGACTCGGTGATCCCGATAATCCTAATGCACTAAATTTTGAAGCGTTAGTGACCCCCGCTGTAAAGTGTGTTGTCATGGACAGATCCTCCGGTTATTAATTAACTTTACGTGAATCCAGTACCTCTATTATGGGTACCATCCACCTTCCATAATACACAAAAAAAAAGAGGACGCAAAGTCCTCTTCTCTTATTTCCGCTTGAGTTAGAAACGGCGGAAATTACGTTCCTTATCGAACCTGTGTCTTACGCTCCGCTAGAGCCGTATATTGCACGAGGGTTAGACCACCCAAATGAATATCTCTCACGAGCTTTGAATCTTACGTTTCCAGTATCGAAGTCGCCTTCCATAGACGTGGAAATTGGTGTACGTTCAAAGTGTTTGAGACCATCGGGGCAATCGCTCAACAAGAACCATGCATCATTATCTGTTAAGAAATGATTTACTGCATAGCCTTGAGGAACCATACCCATGCTGCGAATCGGATTCACGTCGTTGTCAGCTGAGAAAGGAAGTCCTGGAGTTTCCAGGATTCTTTCCGCTATGAATTGCTGTTGTGGGGGAACAACAAGTTTTGTTCCCTGTAGAGCAAGAATTAAACTCCTGTCATCAACAAAAGTTGAAACAGTGATTAACGCATTTTCCAACGAAGTTTCGTTCAGATCCACATACGTACTCGGACGATTAGAGAAAGTTCCGCCACCCGCTAGGGTGTGAGCTGAGTTCACTAATGATAGACCGTCGCCACCAGTGTAACTGGAACTGAATGCGTTGTTTAACACATTCGCTCCTTTTACCTGTTTAGAATGCGCCATACTTCTGGCCAAAGCCTTGGTATATCGCGATCCTAGACGATCATATAAGTTGTCTTCAACTGCTTCTTCAGTAAGAGCAAACGCGAGAGCTACTGTCTCGTGTGTGTATCTTGCTGTGAAACCTTCACTTGCGGTATCGTAATTGACACCTTGGCCTTCTGTCTTAACTTCAGCATTGCCGAAACCAATGATTAGCACTTCTTCTTCAAAAGCCCTGTCCGAAGACTCGGTTTCAAAGATTTCTGCCGTTTCATTTTCGTATCGATCATATTCCATGCCGAATAAGGCATTAAGACCAGGCTCAAGTTCTTTCGCTAATTGCGCTCTTGAAATTGCCATTTCTTAATCTCCTTACGCTAGACCAACTTGTCGTTGTACCAACAAGTGATTTTGTATTACAACCATAACATTAGTGTTTGCTGCGCTGACATCGGAATTCTCCGGGTCGCCTGAGATGTCTAGTGCTTTCAAGGGCAATGTGGCCGTGGTGGCTCCTGTTGACACATCGAGTTCCATGTAGGACCAGCCGCTGTCTGAGCTGCCAGTTCCACTGTTATCAACGATGTCAAAGTTACCAAACAAATCTGCAAGAGGGAATGCCGCGTCGGCTTGTACCTCGAAGACCACTAAGGGGTCATCGATGATAAAACCTATCGCATCCGTTGCAGCGTTGCCGGGCCAGTAATTGCTCCAAGTTGGCTTACTCGTTGTCGGGTCGGTGTAAAAGCAACCCCAAAATACGCCTACGATAATATCGCTTGTCGCGCTACCACCGTCAGCTCTGGCGATACGTGTTACGATTCCGCCAGTATTTTGAGTCACTACATCACCTTGGTAAATATTCGTCGTGTTGGTGCTGCCAGATGTAGTTACCCTAAATCTAGACTCACCGCCAGTGAAATACGCACCGCCGACTTTACGAGATGGACGCAGACCAAAAGGTGCATCATTATTTGCCATTCTCGGTATCTCCGGTTAAATGTTAGCAACAAGATCCAAAATTATCTTTTGGATCCACCAAATGTAACCTGCGTTTTCCGTTCACGAGTGATCGGCATTGCAGGGTGTTCATCTTTCATAAGGTCGTTATCAACCGCTTCCATTTGAGCGCTGGTACGACTTTCGTAGTAAGCATTCCTTTCGTCTATCGTCGCCTGTGGTATTTTGCAAAGGATAAGTCCGCCGATACCTACGGTACCTGCGTGTTCGCCTTCGTTAATAGTAGGGAGATGATAGCCGTTGACTTCTTCGGGTTTAACAGGGACGTAGCCTTCTCGAAAACGATAATGCACGTTTTTCCTGTCTTCCTCACCGCGCACTGCCGTTCTTACCCAGCGGTAATGAATTCCCGCAGGTGGTTCAGGCGTTTCCAGTAACTGTGGAGGAGTCCAGGGTTTACGCTGTTCTTCTATCTCACGAGTTTCCTGTTCGCGTGGTGTTCTGTCTAAGTTTGCTTCATCAGACGCTTCTTGAGCAATTGCTTCTTGAACGTCGGATTCCTCTACAAGTGTTCCTTGAACTCTTGTGTCTTCGGTCTGGTTATCAGTTTTATTATTTTTACTCATGACCTTTGTAATCTAACCTTATGTTTGGCATATTCCTTGAGTGGCACCCCTAGCTTTTTAGCCAGTTGTTGTTCGCTGGGTGACAATTCAATTCTATTGCCTTGATTGCGTCCTCTGCCATTGGCGCGTGTTGCTGAAGCGACCGTCTGGACGGGTTTACTGTCGCTCTGTACGTTTTCATCTGTAAATTTGTGCGGCATTTCGTGCCGAATTCTTTTATCTATTTCAGAATAATACTCATCGGACTCAGTGTCAAACCCTTCTGACTCTAATTGACTGTGTACCCCAAAGGCCACATTGGTCAAAATAGGATCAACGCCGAACCAGGTATTCTGTTGCGCCCAACCACGGGCTTTCTGTGACGGTTCTCCATATTGAGTAGAATCAGTTGCTGGCGCAGGTTGAGATTGCATTAAATCCTGCTGTTCCGCCATCAATTTTTGTTGAGCTTGATAGGCTTCGAGCTGTTGTTTGTATTGCTCCAAACGCGTACGGTCAGCTGCTGCTGTGGCCATCAAAGACTGTGCGTCTGCCATGGCTTCCGCGTCTTGCTGTTCGGTGGCCTCTTTCAACGCCTGCTTGGCAGCGCTCGTCTGAGCATCGATACGACTTTCAAACTCGGTGCCGTAATTCTCTGAGATCTGCTCTTGAGATTTTCTTAACTCCTTGTTTTGGGTTTCGAGTTCTTTGGCGTATTGCAGTGCCTGCAATTCGCGACGCGCATATTCTTTGCTTTGTTTGACCGCTTGGTCGATACGATTCTGCGCTAACGCCGCACGTTTCTCCACTTCGCTCGAATCCTTAACCCGTTCCTCCACCATTTCATGTGGTTCAAAGTCTTCCTTAACTTCCTCTGCGGTGACGGGACCGAGTTCCTTGACATCGGTTTCGTCCAACTCTACAAAAGTTGCTTCTTCCGATATGTCTTCATCGACGCGTTTGTTTTCAGGCAAAGCTGCCTTCTCTATTTTTTCTTCCGTTATTTCAGGAAGTTCTGTTTTTTCTTCTTCTGCCATAGTGTCCTCCCTACATGGCTTTGATGTCGTCTGGATCCAATATGGTTCCAATCACTTCATCGTCATTAATCATACGCACTTCGGCATCTTCATCGAGGGAAAATCTAGCCCCCGCATAACGGCCGATCAGTACCCAGTCTTTTTCCTGACACCAAGGAATTCCTCCGAACTTCTTGTCATCAGCATAAGCCAAGGGACCCACTTTCAAAACGTACGCTACCACGGTAGCCAAACTTTCACGATCAACGGTTTGTTGCGTGAGCATAATGCCACCATCGGTCACGCCTTTTCCTTTATAGGGTAACACCAAGAGGCGATACCCCACTGGATTAGGCATTCTTTCCATGAGGGATTTATCAATCAAGGCCGGGTCTAAAACCCTGGCATCCTGAGTGATATAAGCGTCATTAACAGACGGGTTTGCGCCGTTTTCCGGCGTGGGCGAAGTTTTCACTTCTACTTCAGGTGCGATTTCAGATTGTCTTATTTCAGTCATCTAAAATATCTCCTGTTGCTTGTTGCAGCGCTTCTTTAATATCTTCTTCTAAGGCACGAAGCGCTGTTAATTTGCCTAAAAGAAATCTGTATTCTTCCATGTTTGTTATGGCTCCAGCAGCCAATTGCTCGGTAATTTGTTCCTCCGTGTCGCGAATGCGTTTAAAAACGTATTCCGCTAACCGAACCGCATCCATTAAGGACCTCCAGGTCCTAGTCCTCCTAGACCTGCCAGTAACTGTTCCATATTAACCCTAGGTTGTCGAGAAATATTAGGCGGTGCGCCCGGTCCTCTTCCTCCTGGCGGTATGGGTCTAGGTCTTATTTTAGGCCCAGGTTGTTGAGGCATTCTAGGAATTACTGTGCCACCAAATTGTTCTATAGGGGGAGGCATTCTAGGAACTACTGAACCCCTATCCTCTCGCGGCGGATCAAACAAAGGATGTCCCGGTCCGAAAGGTATTCGTCGTGGTAGTGTATCTATAGATGGTAGACCACCTGTGGGTAAGGGTGGTGAAGGTAGGAATGGCATTGTTTCTCTATGCAATTCTGCTGGTGGCGCGTTTTTTATAGCCTCAATCTGCTCTGGTGTAAAACGATCCATTCCTCTCACTTCTTGTTGAATTGGTGTAAATTGTGGACCTGTGGGTATGGGTGGCATCACTGGTGCATTTATTTCAGTACCCCCTGTAGAAAAGTCTTGCCAATCTGGTCTACCGCCAGGCCATAGGCGCAGATCCCCGTTAGGTTCTGTACGGCCTAATCCTGGTAGGTTTATATTGGGAATATCTACCTGTAGAGCGTCAATTTGTTCTTGAATTTCCGGTGGCAACTGCCAAGTCGGTTCTTGAGGTGTCGGTGTTGGTACTTGTGGAGTTGGTGTCGGTGTCGGTGTGGGAATCGTTTCCGTTTCCGTTACCGTAGTTTCTTCTTCGACTCCGCCTGGAGTTTGAAAACCCGAGATCTGACCTTCGAGTTCTTTAATCCGATCCTGTAAAGCCGTCATTTCGCTGGTGTCCTGGGGTCCCATCATCTGTTGAAAGAAACTGCGCAGTTGGTCTTCGTCAAAATCAAACTGCGGAGCTTGCGGTCTGGGTCTGGGCCTGAACGGCATCGCGCCAGGACCGAATCCGGGCATGCCCCCGCCCATGGGATAACCCCGTGGCGGGGGAGGGGGACCAAACGGACCACCTGTGCGTCCGCCGTAACGCGGCACCTGGGGGAGATTGCCGCCATAGCCTCCGAAACTCGGAAAGCTCTGAGAGGGATCGTAAACAGATGGGCCGCCTACAAATAAATTAGGCGCTCGTGGCGCTTGAAAATGACGCGGGGATAAATCTTCTAAAGAAAAAGGTGTTGGCGCACGACGACCGCCTTCGTCCTCATCACTGGGCGGAGGGGGACGGCGTACTTGACCCATGCCGCCTCGAGGCATGCCCATGCGGGGACCCATTCCTGGAGGGAACATGGGGAAACCGCCGAGTTGCATGCGGATGGGCAGCTGGGTTATTGCCATTTAAAAAATGCCTTCAAAATCGGTACCGCGGATGGCAGCTCCGCCACCCCTACTTTTACCTTTGCCCATGCCGGGCTTGGGTCCACCGATCTTACCCAGATCTTTTATGGCGGCGTACTTTACCGTTCCTTGTTTTTTTACTTTGAACTTTCCTTTTTGTACTTTTGGGTCTTTTTGCATTGCTTTTACTCCGAGTTGATCGTCTTGCCTCGCTATAGGCTATCGCAGTTGCCTGCTTTTTTCCATAGCCTTCACGAATTAATTGTCTAATGTTAGCAGAAATTACCTTCTGCGAACTACCCTTTTTTAGCGGCACTTTTTTTGGCAGCTGTTTTTTTCTTGGCGGGGGCTTTCTTAGCGGCTGCTTTTTTAACCGTCGAACCTTTCGGACGACCGCGTTTTTTAGGCGCTTCCGCCTTCACTTCCACCACCGGCTCAACCGCTGCGACGATGCCTTTGGCCGCATCGGCTTCAACTTTTTTAATCGCCTGCATTTGGGCTTTCGCCACCGCACTCCGTTTTTCTCTTACCGAACTCATTTGTCTTTCTCCTTTTCTATATCCATTTTTTTAAATTCTTCTTGCTGATCGAGACGATCCTGCGCGGTTTCGTTACGCATCTCGGCGATGTCTTCCATCACGTCCAGACGTTCGCGGGCAATCTCGTCGCGTTGTTGCATGTCCACCATATCGTATTTTTGTTTTTCTTCAAACTCCCTAGCCTTACGCTGCACGTCGGCCGACTTCACCGCAATCTCTTCGCGGCGTAGATCCACCAATGGATCTTCGGGATCAGGTGGAGCAAAGTTGACATTCAGCTGCGCCATCAATTCGGCGATGACCTGGGCCACGCGGGTGGCCACCTGGGCCATCAATTGCTGTTGCAGTTCTGGATTTTGCATGGCCTGTTGCTGCATTTGCATCATCTGCGGATTCTGTTGGTTTTCCATATCGACCATCTGCGCTGCCTTAAACGAAACGTGCTGGTAAATGTGGGCTTGAATAAGACTCAACACCGGCGGATTCATCTGTGCCTGTGCCGTGTTATACAGCGACAGGTGGGAAGTGATGTGAGCGTCCTGATCCTGTTGTGGAAATGCCTGCGCGGGCTGCTGCAATATGAGACCGCCGTTTTCAGCGGCGGGATCCTGTGGTTGCGGCACCGGCAACGGTGGCAAAATGGCGTCGATGTTCTCGACGTTCATCGCCATATACATGCGCCGATAAGATTCCTGAATACCTTGCGGTCCGTGAATCTCGGGGTTGCTCTGCACCATCTGCATCAATTCTTGTGCCAACGCAATGCGTTGACTCATGGAAAAAATGTTGGGATCAGAGACGGGAACGATGTCAACGCGGGCGTCGAAATCAGCTTGTTTGATGGTTTGATCGCCATTTGCCGTCAAGTAAGGGTACATAGGAGGCAGAGCTTCCGCAAAGATCTTAGCCAGTAAATTAAATTCTATTCTCTGCGCGTAGTGCAGTCGCTTATGTATAGCAGACATCACTTGCGTACCGCGTTCGAGTAACGCCACCGTGGTGCCGACCGGCGCTTCCTGGTTGCCCTGGCCGACCTGTAAATCGGCAATGGAAGCAAAACGTCTGCCCGCATCGACGAGGATGGCGAGCAGATTCAGTAAGGTTGCACTCGGTTCCTTGAACGGCAACGACACAAAGGCGTCGCGTAAAGAACCGCCGGGCGCGTCCATGTCACGGAACTCACCGGGTTGCAATGGCTGGTCGTCGTTGCGAATACGAATGCCGCGGGCTTTGAAGCCGGCGGGTAGGTTGGCCAGCGTCCCCGCGTCAATAAGCTGACGCAATATGGAAGTGGCCGAACGCGACAGACTGCCGATCATGTGCGTCAAGCCGAAACCGTAAAAGCCGAGTCCAGGCAGAAATTTGTAATGCACGAAATACTGTATCTTTTGTTTGAGAGGGTCTTCAGGGCGCCAATTACGTCGAATCGATAGTATTGCATTATTTCGAGGAGAGAGAGTGATGATGTAGGGTAGCTTAATCCCGGTTTCATTACCTTCTGCATCGACGTCCTCGTAACCCTGAAGATTTAAGTCGGTGTGAATTTCATAAATACGACATTCTCCGGTCGAGGAGTAGGAAGGTTCTTCGCCCTGAAGGCGATCGATTTCTTCCTGGATGTCGTTGGCTTCATAATCGCTACCGCCGCGCATCTCGGTGAGTGGCACGTCGCGATAAAAACCATTCTGTTGTAATTTGCGCACGTCGTTGATGGACATTTCCAGCATGTGCGTAATGCGGATAGCGCTTTGCAGGTCGGTGGTGCCGTAAGGTACTACCAGATCTTCCGACGGAATGAACTGGGAGACCGCACGGCCTAAATTCTGATCGTAATAAACCTTGCGGAAAGCACTTCCCGACAAGGGCAGATAAAACAGCAACTGATCGGTTTCGGGATCGTACTCCTGCATCACCTGGGTGATCTGGTAATTCATGTATTCCTTGACCCGACTGGCCTGTTGTTCCGAATCCGGGGTTTTAGCGCCGATAATCTGTGTTCTCACGGGACCGTTGGACGGCAGCAATTCCTTGTAAGCCTGCGCCTGAAACTGCGTCACCGATTCCGCCAACAGCGGATGGGTAACGCCAGAGGCGCCAGCAAACGGTTGTGTGCGTTCTTCGTAGCGCATGCCCAAAAATTCCAGACCGTCGCGATACTGTTGTTCCCACTCCTTGCGCGAGGACTTGTCGCCCTGCACGTCACCGAGACAGTTATTGAGAATCTTAGCGAGTTCCTGATCTTCCAGTTCCTCGGCTAAATTCTGATAAAATTCGCCTTCTTGTACTACGGGAGGTGTGGGTCCGACGAGAACGGAACCGTCCTCCATTTCTTCGATGTCAACTTCACCTTCGCCAAACACATCGGCATCGGGAATGCCGAGTTCAATGGTTTTGCTTTCGTCCTCAATGTCGAGGGACTCAGCTTCGCCAGGATACAGAGCTTTGTCTACATCGGCCATGCGTTACCCCACTAAACCAAAAAAATACAGTGTGTTCATGGTCACATGAATGGATAAAGCTAGAGCCAAGCCATAGGCAAATGCTTTTTTCTCAGCTCTTTTGAATTCCGCCATTGCACTTCCTCAAATAATAAGCACCTATCCAGTTACGCCATTGCGTCACTGGAGCATATACGGTCTTAACTAAGGGCTTTGCCATAACCGCGTTTGGCCACTCCAACCCCACGGGGTTTAGCCTTGCGTGTACCCTTGTCCATGGTCTTAACGGCGGCGTAAGCTCTTTTACCCGCAGCCTTCTCGGCGCCCTTGCTTTCGGCACGTCTCGATTTAAGGCTTTGGGTCTTCTTGCCAGGATGACGCACCCCGAGGGATTCGTCCAATTTGGCACTGTAACCTTGTTTTTTAGCCATACCGCCCTTCTTCATACCACCGGGTCTTTGCCGCACATTGGTGGGTTCATTAGGATTTATGTCGCCAAAACCAGCCACTTTATGCGGTCTGCCACTGGCGTAAGGACCTCTGGTACTAATACGTGCAGCGGGTTGTTGTTCTTGCCAAGCAATTCTCTCAGCGACGCCTCCACCCTGATAACCCTTGATCGAAGCTCCTTTTCTGCGCTTGGGTGCGAGATCCATATTCTTTTTGTTCTTTGGCACACTGGTACGCTTCACTTTCGCTGCCACGCTTTTGCCCGCGCCTTTTTTCATGGCACGTACGGCTTTCTTTTCGGGACGGTTGCGCAGTCCCAAATCATTGGTCGCGAGACCGCCACCGGCTTTCTTTTCTAACCGACTGATACGTTTCTTCAAATTAGAAGCTCTTTGCGTTTTGCCTTTGGTGGTGGCTCTGGCTTGACGTTTCTTTAAGCGTGCCACCCTTCTTTTTCTAACGGGTTTCTTTGCCACCGCCTTTTTAGCGCCGGTCTTACTGAAGTCGCCACTCAGCGTTTTACCGCGTTGCGTTTCCAACATCGCCGGCGTTTCACCCTTGATGCGGACGTGATACTTATTGCCCTTCCACTCAAAGGTTTTCGCCTTGGAGCGATCATTCAAATAATCGTTGCGTGCTTTCCTGAACGCCGCGCCGAAGCCATTGGCTGTTCCCTCGGG